GACCTATGCGCCGGAAGGTCACCGCTACCGCGGCGACCGCGTGCGGTCAGACTGGGAACGCGGAAGCTTGGCGCAGGATGGCGGAAAGACCGCGGATCTATTCGCCGAATTCTGGAACAGGTACCCGCGGAAACAACACAAGCAGGAGGCTTGGCGCGAATGGTGCAGGCTTGCACCGGACGCCGAAACGACCGACCTCATCGCGCGAGCCGTTGAAGCGCGCAAGCAGTCACGGCTCTGGCAGGAGGACGGCGGACGGTACGTCCCAAAGCCTGACAAGTTCCTACGCGGCAGGCAGTGGGAGGACGAGTTGCTTGACGTTGACAAGCCGCAAGAGGACGGCGGAAATAGTGCCTGCAGCACTTTCGACACGAATGCCTTCTTTCGGGCAGCTGTCGAAAAAGCTACTGGCGATAAAGAAAAATGAAACAGGAGGCTGTATGCAAAAGGAGAAAACAAAGATACCTTTCCCAAATAAAAAATACAGCGTTATATACGCAGATCCGCCTTGGGCTTATCAACAGGGTGGCAGAGGCGCCGCCAAGCACCATTACGATACGATGAGCACCGAGGCGTTATGCCAAATGCCCGTGCGTGATATATGCACCGATGATGCAGTGCTTTTTATGTGGGCTACATTTCCGAATTTGCCGGAAGCCTTAAAGGTAATGGAAGCCTGGGGCTTTATCTACAAAACCGCCGCCTTTGTGTGGGTAAAACAAAATAAAAAAGAATCCACATTGTTTATGGGTGGCGGCTCATATACCAGAGCAAATGCAGAGGTTTGCCTGCTCGGTGTAAGCAAAAACACCAAAGCAAAAATGGTTGTAGCATCGCACAGCGTGCGGCAAATTATTGTTGCACCCGTCCGGCACCATTCTCAAAAACCCGCAGAGGCACGGAGTCGCATCCGTGAACTGACGGGGGAGGAGCACTCTTACATAGAGCTTTTTGCAAGGAATACAACACCGGGCTGGGATGTCTGGGGAAACGAGGTCAACAAATATGAGTGAAATGAAACAGGCGGAGAAACTATGACAAACGCAGAAGCGAAGGAACTGCTTGCGCACAAGTTGCGCCAGATCATCGACAACTGGGACGGGACGACGGAAGCCAAGCTGCTCGGTGATGCTCTGGCGGTGGCAGTGTCCGCAATAGACAAAGCCACGCCGAAAAAGGTCAAGCCGTATGAGAAAATATGCCCGTGTTGCGGGAAAGGCGAGCCTGTACCCGGGGTGTATGTCTGCGGAGCGTGCGGCAGTGATGCGATATATTCAGACGATCTTGCCGAGTTAAAATTCTGCGAAGACTGCGGTCAGGCTCTTGACTGGAGCGGAGCAACGGAAGAAGAAACGGATGCGGAAGAAACGGAGCGGTTCCGGTCATGATCGCGGCACTACTCACAGGCATTACAGCGCTTTTCGCCGCGGCATTTGTAATCGCTTGCTGTCACGTGTCCGGAAGAGAGTCGCGCAGAGAGGAGGCATGGAGTGAATATCACGATTCCGATACAGCCGGCAACCAAGAAGAACAGCCAGCAGATATGCCGGAACGGAAGAGGTAGACCGCTTATCCGGCAGTCAGACCGATACACCGCATATGAGCAAGCAGCCCTGCTGTACCTGCGCCGGCACAAGTGGGCGGGCGGCTTGCCCGTAAACGTCCGCGCCGTGTTCTACGTTCCAGACCGACGCAGGCGGGACTTGGTAAACCTCTTGGAGGCGTTGGATGATTGCCTCGTTCGTGCCGGCGTCCTTCCGGATGACTGCTGGGCAATCATCCGCTCGCACGACGGATCACACGTAGAAGTTGACAAGCTCAATCCGCGAACGGAAATTGAGATTTCGGAGGTGAAGGCATGATGAAAAAGCTCATAGCGTCATTGCGCCACGCATGGGCGTGGATCTGGCAGACATGCGGCACGTGCGCCTATCGTGACTGCGTGTCAGATTGCGCGGAGTGCTATATCTGCAGGCACGGAAAGCCAAGGTGGATCTATGCAGGCAAACGCTGACGCCATTGCGACCGGAAAGCAAGCGGCTACATCAGCGTTTCAGCTTTTCGGAGCGTTCGGATCTCCGGCTGATCCGAACATCGAGGACTACCGCGAAGATCCGGAGACCTACCGCGACTTGCACGCCGTCGCTGTGGTTCTGTCAATCTTGCAAGACGAGGGGAAGGACATCGTCGTTGACGCAGTGCGGCAGATCTACATCGAGCCGTTTAAGGAGAATGTGAGCCGCAAGCGCGTTATTGATGATCGTGTGATACGCTTTTCCATGACTCGTTATGTATCGGTTCGGTCTGTTTACAGATACCTGCTGGACGCGCGCAGGTTGTTCGCGTCGGTTCGATTTCCAAGCAAATTTGTATAAAATGCCGAAAAGGTGCCCTTTTACTGTCAGAATAATGACAGGAGCAGGGCACTTTTTTGGTTTATCATGATAGCATGGACTACAACGAAAGGAGGTGCACCATGTCCGAGAAAAGTGAAGAAGCGCGGAAGAGGTACCAAGCGCCTCAGTTTGTCGCGGGCTCAGCCCGGGCGAGCGAAGCTGGAAAAAAAGGAGCTGCCGCGTCTGCAAGGAAGCGAGCCGAACGCGCTTTGATTCGTAAGACACTGGAGGATGTTCTTTCCAGCGACTTCCCTATGAAAGACGAGAAAAAGCGCCTCCGACTGCTCGGGTTCGATCCGAAAACGGTACAGCAAGCGCTTGTCATGTCGGTGATTGCCAAAGCAATACAGGATGGGAACAACAAGGCACTGATCCAATACGCGCAGCTCTTGGGCGAGCTTGAATTCACGGACAACGGATCCTCCAAGGTTGACGCTATTCTCGCGGAGATTGACCGCAAGGCGGAGGACGACCGATGCGAAGTCGAAGACGATGGCGACGCTTGACCTGACAGCAAAGCAGCGCGAGTTCTGGCGCGGCTGTACGCACCGCTGGAACATCAAATGCGGCGCCACACGTAGCGGAAAGACGTACCTCGATTACTTCCTGATCCCTCGCCGTTTGCGCGACACAGCCGGTCTTGAAGGTCTTGCGGTCATTATGGGCGCAACACAGGCGACCGTCAGGCGGAACATCATCGAGCCAATGAAGCGCATATGGGGGGACGATCTGGTCGGGGATATCCGGAACGACAACACGGTGCAGCTGTTCGGCGAGCGGTGCTTTGTCATCGGCGCCGACAAGGTCAGCCAAGTTGACAAGGTGCGCGGTGCGTCCATCAAATACTGCTACGGTGACGAGGTCGTGACATGGCATCAAGAGGTTTTCGAGATGCTCAAAACGCGACTTGATAAGCCGTACAGCAAGTGCGACGCGACTTGCAACCCCGGAAGCCCGGAGCATTGGCTAAAGGCTTTTGTTGACTCATCCGGCGCGGATATATTCTACCAGCAATACACCATTTTTGACAATGATTTTCTTGATCCGGCTGTCCTTGCGGATATGCTCCGTGAGAACAAAGGAATCTACTACCAGCGCTATATACTCGGTCAATGGGTTCGCGCCGAGGGTGCGATTTACCGAGAGTTTGCGGACAACGAAGAGCAGTTTTTGATCGACGCGGACAAGCTGCCACGTGAGCGATTCGGCGAGATTGTGATCGGGCAGGACTTCGGCGGGCACAAATCCAAGCACGCATGGACTGCGACGGCAATCACGAGGGATTGCCGCGAACTGTATGTACTTCGATCCGAGGAATACGACGCGACCGGTATGGCGGTTGAGACTATGATCGAACATTTCCGACGGTTCTACAGCGGGATCCGGGAGAGGTACGGGAATGTGTCCGCCGTCTACGCAGACAGCGCAGAACAAGCGATAATCAACTCTGAGCGGCTTTCCGGACTGCCGGTCAGAAACAGCATAAAAAACGAGATAAACGACCGTATACGCGCTACCGATCGACTTCTGACCGGGCGACGCATTCACGTCGTGCGCGGCGAAAATGCATCACTGTGCAAGGCGCTCCGCGAGGCGGTTTGGGACGACAAGTCCAAAAACGATACTCGACTTGACGTACCGGGCGTGACCAATATCTGCCCGCTTGACGCCTTCGAGTACTCCTGGGAGCACCGGATCCGCGCGCTGACGGCGTGAATATACGCAGAATGAATATACGCAGAATGAATATACGCAGAAGGGGGACATACCGTGAGTATAACTTTTGAACCGGGATGGCTTGCGGTTGGCTTCCGCGCCGCACTGGAGAAGGCACTCAGTGTATTCGGCCAGAAGAACAAGGCGACCGAGACCTTGATGCAGCAGAGGGTTGAGGAGATGTGGGCGCGTCAATACATGGCGACCGACAAGATCAATTTTGCCGAAATATTTGCCGTCCGGCTGACCAACTATGCCGCCAATGGCTCAACAGTGGAATGCGAAGACGAGGAGACAGACGCAGTCCTGCGCTCCATGTGGTCGAAGCTGTACAAGTGGATGCCACTTGGTATAGCGACCGGGCGCGTCTACCTGCTGCCGTACATTGTCGGCGACAGCGTATACGTCTCGTTTGTTCCGCAGTCGCAAGTCATTGAAACCGACATGACCGGCGACGATGTGATCGGGTTTGTCTGCATCGCGGACACCAAGGTGTTGAACCGCAAGGAATACTGCCGGATCGAGCACTACCACTACGACCGAGGAACAAGATCGTACAGCGTAAGTAACAAGGCTGTTGAACGTGCCAGCGGGGTTGAGGTGCCGCTGGAGATGATTCCGGCATGGGGTCAGATCCAGCCAGTCATTGTGTTCGCCGGCGTAGACGCTCCGCTCTTTGGATTCGTGGACAGCCCGCGAGACAACAGGTTACCGTCAAAGCCTGCCGGTGCCGGAATACTGTACGGGTGCGAGTCCACCGTCAAAGAGATTCTTGACTGCATCCGGCAGTATGAAACCGAATACAGCAACACGGTGTCGGTTCTTGGCGTAAACCAAAGCCTTGCGGCGCCCACGATTGATCCTGTCACTGGATTTACGGGCGGCGTAGACACTTCCGCCTTGCCGCCGCGATACATCCGGTACAACGCAATCGGGAAGCTCGGGGCGGATCAGTCCGACTTGTTCTCCGTGTTTTCCCCGGACATTCGCGGGGAAGCATATCGCGCAAGATTGCTTGACCTGTTCGGACGGTTGGAGCGTCAGGTCGGAACATCGTCCGGCATTCTCACGCCGGCAGAAACCGCGCAGGCTACAGCGACGCAAGTCCGGCGAACGATGTACGACACGCTTTGCATGGTTGACCGCATCCAGGAGAGCGTTGAGCGTGCGGTTGATGCCGTAGCCTATGCGGTATCCGTTCAGCTGTCCGCAATCGGTCATGCGGTTGGTGATTATAAACCGTCAATCACTTGGGGCGACGGTATGGAGACCGCCAAGGATGAGCACTTTGCAATGATGTCGCAGGCGCACTCCTCGGGTGTGATCTCAGACGCCGAATATCGGCAGGAAGTCTACCCGAGCGAAAGCATTGACGAAGCGCAGGAGGCGGTCGAGAAGATCCGCGCGGAAAAGCCGGATCCGCTGATGTCCATGTTCCCGGCGGAGGGTGACGAGTGATGCAACTGATACACGGGGACTGCATCAGCGCAATGGAGCAGATGCCGGACGGTTCTGTTGATCTTATCCTGACAGATCCTCCGTACAACATCAAAGTCAAAAGAACCAAGAACGGGAAGGCGCGCACGGAGGAATGGGACTGCATCAAAGATTATCCGGATCATGATGCAGTGGATAGCGCAAGCCCATCGCGTGCTAAAGCCGCAAGGCGTCATGTACTTTTTCCACAACGACATGAATCAGCTCCCGGAAATCATGGAGCGGATTCGGAAAGAAACAGACTTTGCGCTCATTTCGTTCCTGATATGGGACAAAGGGGAATGCCGGGCGCAAGCATGGAAATGCAGGGATGCTGAAAGCCACACCGCGCTTCGCTCGTTCTTCAACACCTGCGAATATATCTTGCATTATGTGAAGAGCGGAGCCAGCAAGACAGAATGGGACAAGACAGGGCTCGACCGGATATACAGCAACCCGGAGCTATTCCGACCGCTCAAAGAGTGGTATCGCTCCGAGCTCAAGCGACTCGGAAAGACGGAGCAGGAGCTGATGGACTTTTACAAGTACGTGACCGGGAAGCCCCCCAACATGTTCCGCCACTATTTCAAGGATTCACAGTTTGGTATTCCGACGGCGGAGGTATATCAAAAGGTATTTGTCCCGTTCGGCTTCCACCGCGAATATGAGGACTTGCGCCGCGAATATGAGGACTTGCGGTACACCCACCACGTTGACGGGAATCACAAGGCGCTCATCAAGTGCGCCCCGCCGAACAGCAATGGGCGCTTGCATGTCTGTCAAAAGCCTGTGGAGCTTCTGCGGCGGCTGGTTCGCGTGTCAAGCAATCCACGGGACGTGGTGCTGGACTGCTTTATGGGATCCGGCTCTACTGGGTGCGCGGCACTCCGGGAAGGGCGAGACTTCATTGGCATCGAACTCGACGCCGGATTCTTCGCGGCGGCCAAAAAGCGGATAGAGGAGGAAGCGGCAAACCCGTATGCCGATAATTTGACGATATGGGACGATACGCTTACAAGAAGGGCTTGCCGGACTGGAGCGCACAAACAGCCGCCGACCTCAAAATCGCAATAAAAGCCTACATCCTGTCCGCCGTACTCAACAGCAAGAGCGACGAGCAGATCCGGAAATACGTCCGGCAAGAGGTTGAGGAATTCCGGCAGGAGTTCGGCGAAGCGCAAGCGGAGGAGGCTTCCGGTTACGTGCAGGAGCTGATCGCGCTGGCGGAGGATGTGCTGACAATGACACGGAACGCGATAGGAAATCTGACGCCGTACATGTTTGCGGCGGCAGTAGCGCCGACCGGGAACCTGACAGAGGCACAGAAAGCCAACATCGGAAAGGCGGCGCAACTCATCCTGCGACCGACAGACAGGGAAACGGTCAGAAAGGTCGCCGCCGAATACCGGTACAATCTGGCAAGCGGAGAGCCGACCGCAGATCTTCCGGACTTCGCTTACAACCGGGCAACGCCCGCGCAGACCTACTACAAGGATGTTCACGAGCAGACGCGGGCATGGATGCAGGATTTCCAAAAGATCAAAGAGAGCCGGAACTTTGTCGCAAATGTAAACCCAAGAGCTTACACGGAGATGGGGGTGCGCTTCGATGCATACCGACGTGAAAAGGCTCGGCTGATACAGCAAGGCGTAAAAACCGTATACGTTGCGCCGCATGCCAACTGCTCATTGCGTTGCCAAAGGTGGCAAGGGCGTGTGTACAGCTTGGACGGATTCAGAGGCGTGCGAGACGGTCGGAACGTGATCCCTATTGAGGACGCCGCAGACAACGTAACGTGCACGAGCAAGCGCACCGGGCGCACATATCAGGCGGGGCTATTCGCATATAACTGCCGGCACAGCATGACGCCGTATCATAACGGGCAGCTTGTTGAGACTATACCGGCGGACGTGGTGGCGACACAACGAGCGCTTGAGGAGCGGCAACGCGCGATGGAGCGCGAGATCCGGTTTCAGAAAGAAAAAGGCACATACTGGGAGATTTTGGCGGGCAAAAACAACAACGTCGGACTGGACAAGGTGGCGCGGTCGTGCTACGGCAAGGCGGCTGCTTTGAAAAAAAGATACATAGCATTTTCGAAAAAGAACAACATCCCGGTTGTTCCAGAGCGCCTTTCGATAATGCAAGGCGAGGCGCTTTATACACGGACAGCACGGGGCAAGCGCGATATCAAGGATGTCAGCGTGAACCCCGATGTCAAAATAAAAATATGACTGGAATGTCGTTAAACTATCAAGGCAAGGGACGCGACCCCGTAAAAAAGCGTAGCCGATGGAGGAATTTATGAAAAGAAGCGAAATTGAAGCCATCCTGAACAACGCCGAGCTTGACGCGGCGGCACGAATCGACCAGATCATGGCTGTGCATGGTCGGGACACGACCGCATGGCAGCAGGAGCGCGCCACCTTGACGCAAGAGCGTGACGACGCCCGCGCTTCAGGAACCGCGCACGCCGACTATGACGCCGTAGCGGCTGAGCGTGACGAATTGCGCGCGTACAAGGCGGACAGAGAGTTGGGCGACAGATTCGCGGCTGTCGTTGGCGGCGCCAAATTTGCGAACGAATACACCGAAAAAGGTGTGCGGCGCGATTTTGCGGCGGCGCTCAGCGACGCAGGAAACACGGACAAGACCGATGCGGACATCTATGCCGGAATTGTCCACGGGCACGAGTCGGAGTACTTTGTTGGGAATCCGAGGATCATCATGCCGGCACCGCAGGGGGGGAAACTTCCCAGGAATGAACTCGAGGCATACATCGATCAAAAGTACAAAGACGATCCCTTTTATAAGCCGAGAGGCTAAAAATCAGAAAGGAAAAACACAATGTCGATCAAATACGGAAACATGAATATCGACGAGGTCTATGCGCGGATTTTTGAGTTTAACCTCTACCGGGACACCGTTCTGATGCCGGACGTGACGTACACAGACAAGTATCAGGACGGACCCGCCGGGGCTATCTACGTACATAAGTTTGCGGACGGTGCGCCCACTGTACCGGGGGCTCCCGGTCGTGACTTCACTCACACGGTCGCAAGCGACTCGCTCATCCAGATCTCGCTCAATAACAACTACCAGGAATCGGACAAGCTGTATCAGGTTCAGCTTAACGCGATTTCTGCATCTGCCGAAGAAGCACTTTTGACTCGCGTGACGCAGAAGGTGCGCCAGGGTCGTGACCTGTCCGCCCTCGGATGCCTCATCACCGAAGGCACGAGGTCTGCAAACTCCGGCGTGATCGGATCCGCTTCCGGGAACGTTTCGGCGCTTGACGCGCTCGCCAAGGAGCGCACTGCCGCATCCGAGGCGGCAGCTTCTTCGGCTCGCGTAGTTCTTGCCGCACCTCGCTTTGTCGAGCAGTTCGTCCGGGAAGCGTTCGGGAAGTTCACGCCCGCCTACAACGACAAGCTGATCAACAGCAACGCGCGAGTCATCGACTACCTTGACTTCCACATCATCGAGTGCAATATGCTGTCAATCGCTTCGGCGTCCAAGTACTACGACAGCACCGGCACGCTGAAGACCGTCGCCCAGACAGATCTCGCCGATGTCGATTTCATCATGTACAATCCGGAAGCCTTCTCGGTCATTGACAACCTCAACGTGATGCGCGTCATTGACGGAGGCAAGGACTTCCTCGGCGTGCTGGCGCAGGAAGAGGTCAACACCGGATTCAAGGTGACCAATTCCGCGCTCGTGCGCGTGCGCAGAACGACCGCCGCAGGTTAAGGAGGCAGCATGGCAGACGTATACCGCCCGTACAGTGACGGGCAAATGGACTATGACGCGACGCGCCACAGGTATCGGCTCACGCCTGAATACGTGCTGAACGAGTTGGGCATAGATCTGGACTCCCAGCTTGCAAGCGGGAACGCTGCCGATCGCGGGCGCAACCCCGGGATATTCCTGCGCCGCGTGTCCGACCAGATATACGGCGCGGTGTATAGCACCACGCCGTACAGATTTGGCAAGGAGCGCCAGTTGGCACTTTCGCGGGACTTTCGCGACACCTTGCGCGATGCTATGTCGGAGCAGGTGGTATACATATTGCAGAACGGGGATCCGTCTGCGTATGCCGGGGTTGACGCTGTGGCGTATCAGTCGTTGGATCGGGAAAGGCTTGAGCAGGCGCGCATAGCGCCGATGGCGCTTGATTTGCTCGTGTCCTCCGGAATCATCAACCTCGGATATCGCTCCGGGCGAGACATAACGCCGGACTACGACCGGGAGGGATACTGATGTACGAGTTTTTGCGGGCAAAAAGCCGGGAACCGTTTACCGCTTTATATTTCAAAAACGAGCCAACGCTTCCGATGGATGAACCGGGCGAGCGGTTTGCGTACCGCGAGGCTCCGCGCTTTGACAGCGTGGACAATGTGATCCCAAATGTCAAGGAGCGGAACGCGCAGAAAAGCATAGAAACGACATCGCCGATACGGTTCCTCCCGGATGGGTATGTCGTGATTGATGATACGCTGTGGAGAATCAACACCGTCACGGCTACGCCGCGCACAGGAATGGCGGCGGCTATAAACCGCCGTCCGCCTGTGACGCAGACGCTGCAGATCCAGCAGGTATACAATCCGACGGGGGCGAGAATATGAGGCGGTCGGACTTCCTGCGAATAGCGAGGACGATGGCGGCGAACTTGAAGCAAGTCACGCCGAAGGACACCGGGAACCTCGCGTATAACGCCACACGGTATGAGCCGCTGTCTGCCCAAGCAGTGCGGATATATGTCAATACACGCGGAGATCACAAGCCTGAAAGCCGGGACGGAATTGCTCCCTACTTCGTTTATGTAAACTACATGAAAATCAGGAAGCGAACGGACAGGAACGGAAACGTGGTCATAAAGCCAAACCGCAATTACCACTACTGGGACGACGCGATAGACGCGCAAGTAAAAGAGATCGCCCGCATCGTTGGCGGGGATGTAAAGAAGGAGGGTGCGCCCGATGCTTGATTTCGATAAGCTCAGAGAGCTATACGAGGTGGAGACTGGGTACACCCTTTTCCACGACTACGGAGAGCTGCAGGATGCCCAAAGAGCGCACCGCGAAAAGAATACGTTGGTGTATCCGGTTTTCGGCTTATTCGCCACAACGCCCGCTCAGCTGACTCCAGTCAAAGGTGCTTTCGTTGGCACGGTAACCGCCAACATTACGGTGCTTTGCCGCCCGGACAAGATTGACGAGGTGCGCCAACGGCTCAACGATACCGCTGTACGCCTTAACGGCACGACCGGAGAGATAGACGGGTATACGTATACGTATAACACCGAAACTTGCTATGTTGGCGAAGAGATCCGCGACAATATGATGGACTACACTGTCCCGGTTTACCAGTCCATAACCTACAGCATCGTTGAAGGCGGCGTGTCTTCCTACGCCGTCAAAGTGACCATTGACGGGTTCCCCGTTCCGTCTCTGTCCGTCACGCAGACACGGACTAAAACATCCAACACATACGCCGGTGATGATATGGTCGGTCGCGTGGGCGTTCAGCTTGAAGCGTATGGCGTCGATATAACCGTTCCATGGCTCACCGACGGGATTGTCGGCGTGCTACGGAGAGAATGCGCGGAGGCGTCACGCGGAATCGCTCATGCCGTAGAAATCGACAATAACGGGGAAATAACGGCGTACCTCATGGTTTGCGGAAACATCGTGACTACCGCACAGCCTCCGCTCAACGTAGGGCTTACGATATCCATGGTTGAGGCGGTGCCGGAGGCGTCCCGAATACCGTCATGGTGGGTGCCGTTTACGACGGAAAAGCGCGTCGTATCGGTGAGCGCGGACGGGACACCGCGAACGGTGCTTTGGGGCGACGGAACCGGGTGCCATGTGGATGGGTTTGCATGGCATCGGTATGCCGAGGAAGGCACGCACACAGGCTACATTATCGCGCATATGGCAAGCCCGGACTATATGCCGATCGTGGAAGGCGTGGATCTGACGGGGCGCAGGCTGCGCATAGCCAAGGACAGCCCGACCAGCGTTCTCACGGACGCCGACATGGTCAAGACCACGAACGGCGGCACAGAGATACAGGGCGGCAGGCTGTACATGGTTGACGGAACCGATATGATCCCGATTGACAGGGACATCGGATATTATGGCATAACAAAGGGCACCAAGATAGAGGGCATCCTTTCCGGCAAGGTGACGCAGGCGGGAACGATATTGGAGTACGATAGAAATGGCTGATATTAAATACAGCGTAACAATCCGCGACGAGACAGGAAGCGGAACCGAGACGGTAGCCGGAGCGTCTGAACAGACCGCCGCCAGACCGGGAACTCCGCTAAGCCAAGGCAGTGCGGAGCGAAGCGCGTCAACCGGGAAGCTGGCGACTGCATTGGTCGCGGTTAAGGCAGTCGAGCCTTATGTCAACCAAGCGGTTGCATTCACTATTTCCCGCATTGAATTTTCGACCGGCTCCACGGAGCTACAGCAGCGCGCGCAGATATTCAGCGGTGCGGCATCGTCCGCCTACTCAATAGGCATGGCGGCTATTGTCGGCGGCTTGCCGGCGGCGGCAGTCGTTGCGGGCGCTCAAATCCTGCAGACCGCCATTTCTGCGATGCAAAACGCGGTGGCGATACAGGATCGGAAGGCGCTTGAAGCCGAAACGCTTGCAAACAAGAAGAGCCGGATCGGCGCTATATCAAATAGAAGCAGGGGGGCAAGGCAGTGAACAAGGTGCGCGTATCAATAGGCGGGCAGGATTTCACCAAATTTGCAACCGTGCCTTTAACCCTTCAAAATACGCTCAACGACACGCTGGACAGCGCGCAGGTGTCGTTGCACAATATGAAGAGGTCGGAGCCGTTTGAGCCAATGACGGACGCAGTGCTTACCGTCAACGGCGTGGATACGGCGTACAAGGTAGCAGGCGATGAGGTTCTTGAAGTATTCGGCGCTGGTCGGTACTCGCACACGGTGACGTTTATCGAATACACCAAAGAGGCAGAGCGCTTGATCATGGAGGCGAAAGCCTTCACCCGCCCGAAAATTCCGGACTATTCAGACGGTCAGACCGATGTGACGGTGTACCTATGGGAAGAGGACACCGCATTGGGGACGGACGGGACGCTGATCGGGTCAGACACATCCTCAGCGTTCGCGTCGCCTATTCTCAAGGGCGGCGGCGCAGTAGCCATTCCGGCGATTTCTGGTATTTTGAAAAATACTCTTGCCGGGTACGGAACAAACGCGGAAACAAGCTACTGGCATATCACGGTTTTCAGAAGTGGAAGTCCGCAAAACGTCGCGAGCATGGAGCAGGCAGGGGCTCTTGTCTATACATCCGACAGCTCGCAGACGACAGAACGGGAGGCGATTGACCTTTCAGAACCCGGGTTTTACTATTTCAGATACAATTACCGGAATGATTCAAAATACTACAGCGCCATGTGGCAGGTGTCCGTTGTTTCCAATCCGGTGGCGCGCGACCCGTACACCGTGCGCAAGGTGGTGGACACGTTGCTGAGCGTGTGTGAACCGCTTCGCGTCGGAGATGATCCACGGTACCGGCTGGAGGTTAAGGCTGGGCAGATGGCTGTATTCTCGCAGGACGCGCCGGAGTTTCACTTTTCAAACTCCCGCACGCTGTGGGAAAATTTGAGGGAAGTCGGGAAGTACATCCACGCCATACCGCGACTTGTTCCGCGCGTCGGATATACGGCGGTACAGTTTGACGAGCTTGGCGGGAATCAGAACGCGGACACAAGTAAGGGGCGCCGCGTATCCGGATCGGCGTCGTGGGACATTTCCACGTATGCCTCCGGGTTGGAAACGATGGCGGCAAACCTCATCACGGCAGAGAACGACACGCAGAGCACCATATGCGATCCATTCGGCAAGGGATGGAAATCGCTCCGCACCGCGTCCGAGACTGCTCGGATTCAGGAGGGGACCGCGCACATCGAAACGGCGTACCCAATCGAGAGCGTGTCCCGTGTGCTTGTTTACTTCCAGTACGGCGGAAAAACGTATCAGGGAGACATCACGCCATACGTTTTTGAAAAGGCAGACTATGACCTCTTGTCAAGCTATACGGGGCAGTACCCGAATTCAAAGTGCTTTGCGCTGTACTACGCCCGGGGCAGTCAGAATATAAGCGGGCTTTGGTACAAGCCAAACGACGAGGTGGTGTCAAGCCTGAACGCGTTCCAAAACTACGCGATCGCCAACGTCTGCACAGCGGCTACCGGGTGCTCGCTGAATATCTTCAAGCAACTGACATATCCGGACATATGCGTCCGGGTGGAATACACTCCGACCGTCACGGCGCGGATCCACGCCTACAAGCCGGACGCCAAGAGCGGCGGCGGCTTCCTGTCAGACGGACAAGCGGCGAACAGACTCAGCGCCAAGGCACTGGGGGAGCACCTTCGGGGACAGCTTGCCATGTTGCCGAGCGCGTCTAAAAGCTGCGCGTGGCTGTTCAAGGATGCAGGAAGCATTCCGGGACCCGGCAAGCTGATTGACGGTCAGTACATCTCCGTGGTCACATCGCGGATATACCCGGCGTATTGCGAAGCTCAAATCGACACGGTGAAGGGATACAACGAGCTGGGATCCTATGTGGAGCTTCCGACGGCGTTCCGGCAATATGAGATACCGGACAGCCTTGAACGGTTCACGGTTCTTGATGAGTTCGTCTATATTTCCGACAATTCGGAAGCGGATGACGCGGACACAATATGCTCCGAGCAGCTGAAGGCGGCAGTGGCAGACGCTTTGGACGATGTAAGCGGAACGATAGCGCGGCGTGTGTCGCTTGCTTCGGTCACAACGACAGACGATTCCGGCGTAACAATCGCGGCGGATGTGCTCTGCCCCGTCATGTCGCTGTCAGTCGGCAACGCGGTGTGCTTCTCGTTCAGGATGCAGGACAACTACAGCGCCGGGAACCAGTCGGCGAAGGGCGGAAAGCAATACCGCATGACGCAGGCGGTGCCGTATGGCGACAAGTATTACGGAACCGCAGAACGGCTCAAATTTGCCCTGTACGCGTCTGCAACGTCAACCGGGGTGATTGCAGGAGCGCACGCATTCCCAGCCACAGACAGCGCGTCTATCGCGCTCGGCGAAGCAATGGCGAGCACAGGCGCGAAGCCGCTCAAATGGTATAAGGATTCCGCAGAGGTCGGCAACGTGTCGTACCAGCTGCACGCCATGACAAGGGATGGATTCATAATCGGCGACATGATGATGGCGCACTGCTCGGCGGTTCGCACTGTCGATGAAACCGAGTCGCCTGTGCTGTACTACTACGCCGAGGAGCTAAACCCGCTGACCGGGACAAACGGAACCGAGACAGCACTTGGAAAGGCTGACAGTGTGGGAGCCGTTTCGGATTCAGACGGCTGGCGCATTGCGTGCGTGACCGTTGAACCGCCGGAAGGATTCAAATCGTGGGCAATCAAACGCGGCGGCGACTTCCTGATCGGCAAGAATTCCGGTATTGTACCAAAGAATATTTACTTAAACTTCAAGAGGAGGATCCCCAAATGATAATCTACGCAAATGCGGACGGAGCGGTGCAGTCCTCACCGTCTTTCCTTCCGAGTGGATCTGGAGGAATTCCGGTGCAGGTCGTTGCGCCGGATTATGCCGGATGGACGTGCTCGGTGGCGGTCACTCCGCCGTCCATGCTGATCATTGATCCTGTCATCCTTACTCCATCGTTTGGCGGGGATCGTGGAGTCTGGACGGGCAGGATGCCTCCCGGCACAGCGTCAAAACCGGGCAGCGGAACGTATCAGCTGCAGTTTGTCAGCGCGGACGGGCAGACGGTTGCAACGCTGTCCGGCACATACTATGTGCAGCGCGGCGTGGTAGATGCGTACCCGGAGGACATGAGCGACCTGTCCTCGTACAGTCTAAAAATGCTGGCTGTTCTTCTGTCACAGTTTGCGAACAAATACAACGAGTTTGCAACAAGGCTGGAAGATCTGGAAAACGGCTCCGGCTCTGTCCCTGACAACGTGGTGACTACGGACACATTGAAGGACGATATACAAGGAATCGAGGGGTATGAGATGAAATTGGTCAAGAATGTGCTGTCATGGGGGATCTCCGGAAAAGTGCTGGCATCCGTGGTGCTGGCTGGCTTGTCAACTCTGACGTCGTGTTTTTGGACGCAGACAAACCGGGACAACTTGGCGACAATGCTGGAGAGCGTCCCCATTGTCGCGGAAACTGAAACAGAGGCGGAAGCCATCAACACGGTTCGCGAATCGCTTACGACTGCATTGCGGGAATCTGTTCCGGACGAGCCGGAATATGTGTACATCACGTTTTCGCTTGACGGCGTGACCGCTTCCATCGGAGGTGAAACCTACGAGAACGGCATCGCTCCCGTTGAGCGCGGCAAAAGCGTTTCGATTACGTTCACGCCCAAAGCCGAAAATATTTCCGCAAGACCAGCCGACGGATCCACGATTACAGCACCGGCGGGCTATACCGGCGAGAACGGAGCAGCTGATGGCGTGTATGTAATCAAATTCGCCCCGACCGCCGACGCATCGGTATCCTGCGTGGGCGCAGTAATTAAGTCGCCCGAAGTTCTGGCAGGAATCGAAGTCAACCACTGCACGCTTCCCGCCAACGGAGCGACTGGAGTCTATGACGTATACCTCGGCTCCGGATCGCCTATCGCCACTTATGGCGACATGCGGGACTATATGAGCGTGCGGGCTATCTACAAGCGGGACGGAGTGCAGACGCGCACCGAGGAGCTGACCGACTACACGATCGCTAACGCCGAGGACTATATCAGCGTGTCCGGGCTGTATGCCATCGTCACGGTCAGATACGGCAAGTTTTCCGCGACGCTCTGGCTCAACGAGGTTTCCAAATACACCATGTCCGGCGCTGTATTCTACCTCGACGGTGAAGTGTTGGAAGGTAGCACCGTGTCGCTTCCGGTCGGCAAGACGTTCAAAAGCCTTATATCTTCCGGTCGGTTGAAGGTGAAAACCATTTCTGATATGTTCGGCACACGCTGGGCAAAGCGTGAATGGTCAGATATTTTCAAAGCAGAAATCGGCATAGCTGGCGCGTACACCGAGGCGGAAGCCGTTGGGAACTATGGCGGAGAAACTCCGTCCTGCCGGTTCTCTTTCGGCAATACTCTGACCACCGTTAATACTGCAATCGCCACGTTTACGTTGAACCCTGTTGTGCCTGTTTCGATGGTTACGGTCACGCAAAGCGGTGACGGATTCAGCATCGAGGAGCTGAGCGGAGCGACTTCCGGAACCGTGGAAATATCGAACGGACTGCTGGAGCTCGTCGTAAATGTGGCAAGCGGGTATACCTCGTCCGGCGTGTTTACCGTGACCAAAAACGGCGAGACGCTGACGGCTGGAGCCGGATACCTCGTCACCGGCAACGATACAGACGGGTACGCTCTTTCCGTGTCCGGATGCACAGACGGAGACAATGTGACGGTTAATCTTTCGACCACTCCGGCGCAGGCTGACAATATCCGCTTTGAAAACGGAGTGCTGACCATCTTGGCGCTTGCCAAAGCGCCGACGCAAACGGCAGACGGAATCCTGCATATTGTATAAGGAGGCAAAAAATGAGCAAAAGCATCAAAATCAACGGGACGACATACAACGGCGTCCCGTCCGTGGCTATTCCGCTCGCCGATAATTCCGGAGAGGCGATTTTCCGAGATGCATCCGAGGTAATTGACACGCCGACAGCTACCAAATCAATCACAGCAAACGGCGAGTATGACGTCACGAATTTTGCCAAGGTGGCGGTGGCAGTGTCCGGAGAAGCGCCTACCTTGCAGTCAAAGAGTGTGACGCCGGGCACCTCGGAGCAGACGGTCACTCCGGACAGCGGCTACGACGGGCTTTCGCAAGTGACGGTTGGAGCGGTGCAGGTACAGGAAAAGACCGTGACACCGGGCACCTCGGCGCAGACGGTCACGCCGGACGCGGGGAAGTATCTGTCCAAGGTGACGGTGGGGGCGGTAGCCGGCGAGCCGGTGCTGTCTGCGCTGGGTGTATCGCCGACGGCTGTCACGGTGCTGGCGGGGACGTCGGCGGATGGTATCAAGAGTTATCTGACCGCCATGAGCGGCACCTACACGCTGACCGGGTACACGGGGACGCTGACCAAAGACCTGACGTCTGCTATCGGCTCCGCGACGGTAAGCGGGACGATGCCAACCGCCGGAAATACGTCTGCTATGACTATAAGCTACGGCGGAAAGTCTGCAATCGTTTCGGTAACTATGGAGGCGGCAGCTCCCACGCTGACCGGGTTGAGCGCTACCTATACCGGCGGAACGGTTGCGGCAGGCACGACGCTTGCCCAGCTTACCGAAGTGGTCAAGGCGACATACTCCGACGGCACCACGTCGGCGGCACTGACCAAGGGGACGGATTACACGCTGTCCGGGGAGCTGACAGCGGGACAGGCGAACACGGTCACGGTCACGGGCGCGGAGACGTATGCAGGATTCACAACGAGCTTTTCGGTAACGGTGGAGGCGGAATCGAGCAGCGTATCCATCGCATATGACACAACCATACCAAGGGGAGGTAGCACCATCCAGTTGTACAACCTGTCAGGAAAGCCGACTTCGGCACAACGTGGATCAACTACAACGATAGAGCTCACGCCAAGTCTGGATTGGTTGGCGGAAAAGATGCCGAATG